TGGACATCTCATGTTTGCCACAGTTGATTTCTTCCACTTGAACTTTTCAATGGTGGAAGAAACCAAATTGATATATTTCTTATCCAAATACAGACTCATTACATCTTCCAATCGTTCGTGTTGGTGACTTTCTTCTTTGTAAAGAAATCTTCCTTGGCAGTCTTCTTGGGCGTGAGAGATAGCAGATTGGGTGGTAAAGATCCATTGCCTGCTATATCATAGACCTTCATCTTTGCCTTATTGATGCCTAGAATAAACTTACGATTGATTGCCGTATCGTTGTATCGGTTCTTGAGTTGCTTCACCATGATCTGATTCAACTCAGCAAGTTCATCAGTTACAACAAGAGCAATCATGAAGTCGGCAGTGGCAGGAAGTCCGAAAGATTCACTCGTATCCTCTAGTCCTGGATCCGATGAGTTGTAACCGCTTCTTGTCGTTTGCGTTGCACTAAAGATTGGTACATTATGCTCTACTGCAAGTCCACGAATCTCCTCTGCAATTGACTTAATGTAAGTGTACGAGTTAACATTATTACCACTCTTGACTCTTGCAGAAGCGCAGATGTTTAGATAATCAATAAAAATAATGTCTGGTTTGAACTTTCGCTTTAGCGACAATTCATCTAGAAGAAATCTAAAATGATTTACATTTGCAGTGGCAGTTGGGTATTCCTTAATAATAAGTTTACCGCGCACACCTGCACCAATATTCTTCATCTTGGTATCGTATGCCACCTTTGACAACTTCTTGAGATCATCAAGAGTCACATCAAGAATATTTGCATCAATGCGTTCTGCGATTCTCTCTTCTGCCATTTCACATGTGATATAAAGAACATTCTTATGTTGCTTGAGACAGTTTGCTGCATGGTGACAAAGAAATAAAGATTTTCCTGCTCCCGTTCCTGCCATCACGATATTGAGTGTCTTTGATGGAGTTCCGCCATTTGTGATTTGATTAAAGAATTCCAAATCGAATGGAATTTTCTTCTCTACAGTATGATAGAACTCATATCTCTTCTCATAGTCTTCAATATAATCGTGACCGATATGAACATCAAATGAAATGGCAAGTGCCTTTGAAAGAATGTCGGGAATAGATCCCTGTGCCTGTTGTGACTTTCCATCTATGATTTGGATGGATTCCATGATCGCATTATATACTGCCTTCTCTTTGCAAAACTCTTCAGTCTCACCAAACAACCAATCAATATTACAGGTCTCTTGGGCGTTTGAAACCTCTTCGATGATATTACCAACTCGTTTTGATTCTTCTTGGTTTATGGACTTGTTCTTGTCCATAATAATGTACAATGCTTCCTTTGTTGGAAGATTGTTGTACTTTAGAATGAACTCATGAATTCCATCAAAGACAAATCTAACAGATCTATCATGAAAATACTCACTCTTTAAGAAGGGAGTTACTTTTCGGGCGAATGGTTCATTTTTGATTAAGTTGTGGAGTATTAGTTTTTCTAAATCTGTCATTCAGTGTCATCCTCAGTTTTTGGTTCACCACCATAACTGAATTCAGTATACACTGCTGCGTCGATCTTGTCAAGGATTTCCTTGGTAAAGTACTTCTCTGGATTTTCGTATATTGTTTTTTCAAATGCCTTGGATCCGTCAGGAAGTTCGATTCTGGTAGAGACCTTTGTGAAAATTCCATACTTCAATGCAATATCAAGAAGACCATAGTATGGATCAAGACCTGTCTCATAATTGAGACGAACATCTACCATCTTATTTTCCTTGGTGAATCTACCCTTGTATAACTTACAATGAATAATGTTTCCAATAACTTCACCCGATGAGTCTTTATCCTTCTTCTTGGATAGGTAGATGATTGTTGATGCTGCGTACTTGAGACCTTGACCACCTGCTAGTTCGGCAGTAGGGAACATACCCATAGTTTGGTATGTGTGGTTGGTCATGATCATTGGAATCTTCGCGACTCCCAATTTAACTGTAAGGACTCTGAATGTTGCCTTGATGATTTGTGCGCGAGTCATGTCTCGGGTATCTTTACCCTCTGCCGTGTCTGCCATTTCCTTGGAGGTTGACAACATACCAAGAGAATCTAGAACAATGAATATTGGTTTCTGTTCTGACTTGGGAGAGTCTAGATACTTATCAACAATTGTGATTACCTGATGTCGGAATTCTTCGACTGTTGAAACGGGAAATACTGCAATCCGCTTTGGATCAATTCCTCGGTTCTTGAACATATCAGAGGTAACTGCCTGCTCTGAGTCAAAATACAAAACAACAGCGTCTTTATTATCTCTCAGAAACTTAGAGACAATTCCAAGGGCAATATAAGTTTTGCCCGTACTAGATTCTCCTGCGAGTGCAGTAATCTTGTTGTTGGGCATTCCCTTGTAAATAGACGCAGAAACCAATGCATTTAGGATGTAACACCCCGTGTCAACAAATCCTGCCACATCACTTCCATCAAGTCCATCAGAGACCAATGATGCGTACTTATTTCCCGATGTCTTAACCATGGACGATAAAAAATCACTCATAATATATTCCTAATTGTTTTTAAACGTGCGTTGTTGAAGTTCTTGCCAACAGACTAGTCAGAATTGCATTACAAACATCTCTATAACCATAACCATCTAAGTGAGCAGAATCTAAATTATCATAAAATCCAGAATTAGTAAGAGTGGTGTAGTCCCCACCATGTCTAGTAATATCAATCAATGTTACGTTGGTAATTCCCAATGTGGTAAGATCTGCAATTAAATTTGTCTGCAATGTTGCTCTATATGCAAATTTATATGGTTCGTCTGGTGATGCGGTGGCATGTGAGGTAAAGACAAGGAATTGTAGTCCTTCTAAGTTTATTATGAGGTCTGAGTTCATCTTAGCCCATTCATTTGTTACTTGGGTTATCAACGATTTAATTGCTGTCAGATAATTTGCTGCAGCCTCTGTTGGATTATTGCCAGATTCTAAATTCATTCCAAGTTGTATGAATACACATATTTTACCTTGCTGTAGGTTAACTGCATCTTTGGCAAACGATTGACGTTCTGATACTTCCTTCAAATAAGTATACATAGAAGTTACCGCGCCAGTAGTTGTGTAGTTTGAATACCCCCCCATATCCTGTGCAAGTAGTGTTGCATTAGCACCACCTCTATAAACTAGAGGGTGTGCTGCGATACCTTTTCTCTTAACAAAGGCAGAATTTAACCCAATTCCAATATTACCTATGGGCAATAGACTTGCAGCACCACTACCAGATGCCGATATAGAGAATTGAAGATCATGAGAATTCCATGCAGAAGTACGTCCAATATTAACGGCATTCCATGTAGTAAATCCTGTAGGCGCACCATATGACCCCCATGTCACACCAGCACCAACAACGGCACTTGGAGTAATTCTAATGTTTGGATATGAATTAACTCCAGTTAGTGCTTCACCTATACTCCCACGGACATTAACACCAAATGTTCCACCTGGAGCTTGGGTTGCCAGTAGTAGTCTATAATATAATGGATTTCCTGCACTAACAAAAGGTTGAAATGGATGATCTATTTCCAACTCTAATTTATATTCATTGGTATTAGAACCCCATGTTTGTCCAAGACTTCTCCAAAGATAATCTGGGGGTTGCGAGAACGGATATAATCCTCGTTGTTGGGTAATACCATCTATAAGACCACCAAACGTGCCACCACTGAATCCTGCGCTTAGTGCTGCTGGACCATATGAAAGTCCAGAAAGATTCCCAGTTCCACCATATTGCAAAGTTCCTGTTCCATTACTAAAATGTCTACCTTCAATTCCAATATTAGTACCAGATATTGCTGGGTAATAAATTGGAGTACCATACATTTGGAAACCAAGACTAAGTCCTGCGGCAACTATTCCATCAGTAAATCCATTTAATTCGCCATCTACAGGTATTTCGCCTGGGGCGGCAGGAAATCCAACATTGCTATCACCAATTAAGACAAAATCTATGCTATCGGTTCCTGCATATGCCGCACGAACCCAATTAGAAAGTTCAAATGTACCATAAACACCAATATCCAAAAGACTTTTCTTACTTCCACCACCACTTGAAGCATCACCACCGAATGCAGCAGATGACACCATGAATTGCATGGTGTTTTCATTAAGTCGCATACCTGATGACATCTCCTGCCACATGTTGCCGACTTTCTTATATCGTCTACCATCCGACAGCATTACGAAGTTGCCTGTTATCATGTTCATGGAGAAATCCTTTGTCTATAGTATATAGTCATCCAAAGAGACTTTCCAATGTGTTTTTCTTCTCAACCGACCAACCAATCGTGTCAAGAATGTTTGTCAGGGGGTCAATAAACGACTTTTCAAACTGTGCCTTGGTGTCGATAAAATCATGCAAATCAAACTCCTTTGGAAGAGTATTTGGGAATGCAATAATTTGGTCTTCTCCCATCAACCCACCCAATGGGTTTGGTTTCTTGAGATGTAAGAATTTGATCTTATCACCCTCAATAATTTTCCTATATTTCTTTGTAATTTTAAACTTTGTGAGATAGTAGTTGTATAGTAATGCACCCTTTACGGCGATTGGAGTGGATTTGCAATAAATCGTCGTAGCATCTCCATACTTCTCCATTCCATTCACACTACGAGGAAACGCAATAGACTCGGGTGGAAGTGAATAGAACTCAGTTTTACATTTCTCAACAAATGTAATTAGTTCCTCATTTGTACCATTCATTATAACATGAATTGTTTCCTTAAGGTGTTTGCGAACAAACTCGGGAGTGGAACTACGACTAGTTTCAATTCCCATAATCTTGAGTTTAGGTTCTGTATATCGAACTCCCTCAGAATCCCACACATTCAGCATATATCTTTTCTTGGCAGTCCAAATGCCTTTATCTGCAACAACCTCTCGTCCCATGTTCATTTTATTCTCATAGGCATTCATGGTCTCGGAGAGTTCCTTGAACTTCTTTTCAATCAATGGCAGAAAGATCTTGTCTGATGTTGTAATCAGATAGTTTATCTTCTTTTCCTTGGAACTATTTGGTATGAACTTGTCCACCAACTTTTCTAATCCCAAATAAATGGAATCAGTATCAGAATATATGATGTAATCTTCCTCTTTCGTCTTGAGGATTTCATTAATAAAATCATTCAAATGCTTGGCAATCCATTGAATGTTTAATTGACCAGATAATGTGATTGCCTCGGCAATCTCGGTTGAGTAATATCGAAACCACTCGTTACCGATTGCGCCGTATGCCGAATTGAGTTGAATCTTTCGGACCAATTGAAAATTATGATATTTTGAAATATCATTTTCGGTTTGCTTGTATAAAGCAATTAATTCTACATCTGTTAGTTTACTGATATCTTTCATTATAATTTAGATTTCCATACACCATCCATAATAAGTCCGTAGGATGGAACATCATCGGACAATATCTTCGATACCGAATAACATTGCTTTAACTTCATAGAAACCCTTAATTTATTAAGTGATTCACACTCCGTCACGGCATCTGTCTTCTTCTTGAAGACAAGAACACCCTTGATTGGTTCGTCTTTAGAGTCTTTGAAATTATCAACCACGAATAAATCGCTATCTGTTTTAATTCCATATGGCATAGATTCATTATACCAAAATCAATCTCTCCTGTCAAGATTAATATTTAGTGGGATTGGTGGGACTTGAACCTTTATTTCAATCCTTTGTTTTTCCCACAATATGTGGGTGTCAGAGAATGACAATTCGGACACAACAATCTTAGATTTTCGAGTCTATTATCGTCATTAATTCCATTAATATGATCCATATGTAATGATAATTTTTTATCCTGCCAATGACTTATTTCACATTCATTGCATTTTTCTATAAGAATGTTTTCTCGAATCAATCGTTTCTTTAGTGCATTGTTGTTTTGACATAAACTATTCTCCACCATAATATCAAATAATGGTATTTTGACAGACCAATTGTGTGTTTTTCCTCTGAGATGACCTTGACCTGTGAAGTGAGAAGTAGAAATACCGAGTTCCTTTATCTTATTTTTAATCCATGCGTAAGAAGTACCACTCCCACTTTTAGTGGTTAAGCACAGAGAACGAAGGACAGACGCAAGAGATTGCTCTATCGCACATTGATATATGATCTCTTGATCGGTGATTTGACTACGATGTTTAGTTACACCTATAGTAGATTTTCCTCTCCCTATATGGGATACATCAACCCCAAAAGTTTTTGCTGCTCGATAAAAACATTTATAATTTCCTCCCTTTGGGGCGAGATTTAGTTTTACTAATACTTGTCTAATGGATTGACTATTTTCTATAGCAAGAATGAATGTCTGTTTGTTAAATTTTCTAATTGGCATCTTATATTTCCTTGGTGGTAAAATCGGCAAACTCCGTACATGAATACATCATTATGTATGTCGGATTTACCCAAAGAATATTATAATGAATCTAATTTACCATTTAATCTAACCACACACAGAATACTCAGACCCGGACTCGAACCGGGAAGGCTTGCGCCAGAATCTTTTAAGGATCCAATGTTTGCCAATTTCATCATCTGAGCAACAATTCCGCCACAATCCCAAGTCTCTCAGTATACCACATACAGATCAAGTAGACAACCCTCTTCTTTTTATTTCCTCTTGAATTTCTACTAGATTTTTCTGTGATTTAATCATATTGGTCTTGAATGTCTTACGATCTTTATAGAGATCATCCATTAGCGTAGGAAGAAACCCCCTAAGATTCTTTCTATACAAGGATCCATTGGCACAAACAGAAAATCCCAACACAGCACATGCCTCTGTAATCTTAGTATCTACCCCATTCTTTAGAATGGTGGTTGGATTGAAATTCCTAATTTTATTTCCGTCCATTGCTGATAATAGAAACTTGATTGCATCTTCTTTGTTCATGTTCATTATATTAATAAACCTTCAAGTGTGTTGTTACTTAATGGTAAACTGCATTTTGGACAAGGATACTGCTTGCCAAATCTAGCATCTGTGACAGTTTTAGTTCCACCGCAACAATCATATTGTTTGGTATCAGTTTTTTTCGGATAACTTTGCTCACCATACAAGCACTTCAAATCTTTTTCCATAATATAAGCGTATCTGTGCTTTTGAGTTCGATTGATCCACACTCCTTGTTTGTCTTTTGTTGCGCCTCTAGGATTTACTTTCCATTCGCCATTCTCTTCGCAATGAAAGAAATCACTTTTCTTATCGGTCAGTCCATAATATTTAAAATTGCATACCTGATATATGCTTCCTGTGTGTCTACTGTCGTCTGCTAAAGTTATAAGTGCTTTTACCCCTTGTCGCTTCAAGCATCGTATGCTGTTTCCTAACAGATAAGAAGTGGCATTAGTTCCATTCAATTCAGGTAACACACACAACCTACTTAGTTCCATTACAGTTTGATCTGAATTTTCTAATCCAAACCAACCTTTCATCGCAACATTGCCTTGTGGATTCGTCATTGTTGCCACACCCACCAACCGATTAGTTTCCGTATGATACAGACCATATGAAAATTTGGCAAAGAATCTTGCATCTGCTAAATAATGATATTTCTTGATGAAGTCATATGCTATTTTTTTATCTATTTGTTTAATAGTAAAAATAGCGTTTGCTCTGACTTGTCTCGCAATAAATTTCTCTAAATTCATAATTTGCCTAAAATAACATTACATGAAATTTCATTACTCATTCTAACTCGTCCTTATTTGCAAGCATTTTTACTAAATCTTCTCTATTGACCTTTGTGCTTGGACAGATATTCATTCCAGAAATGATCATTGGGTACATACTATTCAAATCGAATGATACGACATAATTGTACATTCCCACTTGTGGATCCTTTACATATGCTCCAGCATATTGCTCATTCTTTCGTGTCTTCTTCTTTGGAGGGATCACAATCCCCTTCTCACTCAGATGATTGTAGATGATAACATCCCATGTCTTTACCTGAGAGAAGACATCTTGGTAGTTTACACCAGCAGAGTATGCCAAGGCAACTGAAAGTTCAATTAATTTTAATTTATTCTCAAGATTTTGAACGAGTTCAACATCTTTAATGTTGTACTGCACGAACTTCTGAAAGTCCTTCTTATAGAACTCGGTGATGCTTTCAAATTCATCATAGGAAAGTTTTCGCTGTCCTAGTTCGACATATGCAATATGGTCAAGACGATATGATTCTTGGTTTACATATGTAAATGTTTTGTACACCTCATAGTAATCCAAGGTGGCAATCCCTACGATTTCATATAGAAGTTCTTCTCGGTTATTACGAGTAATATACTTTTCCTTGAGAATCCCCCAAGGAGAAAGAACCTTGGCAGCTTTCTTTCCAAGAACTTTATTGATTCTTTTAATCAGGTACGGAAAATCGAAGAAACGAATGTTCCAACCCGAAACAATATCTGGGTAATTCTTGGAAAAATAACTGAGGAAAGATCTGAGTAATGCTGGTTCATCTGTGAATTCAAAGACTTGAATGTCCGTATCATCCCCTGCGTCAAACTTGCCCAAACAGAAGGTTGCTTTACCGTTCTTGGTCGATGAGAGAGAGATGACAATGACTTTCTCTTCTGGGTCAGAGATCGAAGGGAACCCCTTTTCGGAAGTGGTCTCGATGTCGATGTATGCGATATTGATTTTCGAGAAGTCATAGGCATTGTTTACTCCGTAGTAATTATTTATAAATTTGTACTCTACACCAATATCACCATAAATATCAAAGTTGGGAATGTGTGAATAGGACTTAATGAATTCTTTATATTCATCATACGAATCAAACTCTAGTTTGGAGAGGTATTCCCCACCAATAGATTTGAACTCTGTCTTGGTCTTGGATGGAAGAAATACATTTGGTTTGATATCTTCTTCTCTATAAGTCGTATTTCCATTGTCATCCTTTTCGGATAGGAGAATCTTCTTATAGTCATAGTATACATTGGTATAAAACTTCATTTATGGTTTTTTATTCTTGGTGCTGATGTATGCCGATAGAAGAACCATATAATTGATTACGTCAATACATGTATCATTGAATGACTCGTCAGTCACTTGCATCTTTCCACTTTTGAGAAAAGAAGATAATCTACTCATTTTATCTGTTAGTCTGACCATAAACCCTGCTTCTGTCTTACAAATCCCCATTGCTTCTACACGGGTAAAATTTGCGAATGGTTCAAGACCATCATTTCCAGCATAATCTGCATTTTTCTTTTTAAGTAATTCCAAGGCAGAGTTACATAATTCTCTATGCATAACAATCAATTCATCTCTTGTCATAATATTAATCTCCAAATAGTTGTTCTAGTGTGCTTCGTTTCATTGTCAAATCAAATCCATGCTTTGAGAAACACCAAATGTTCTCAATATAGGTTGTATGTAAATGTTTACTTAGTTCTGCTTCATCGATATTCTTTGGACGTTGCTTTATACGCATACCAATTTGCCCGTCAAACACACCCCCAAGAGAGATGATATAATCTACCATCTGATCACATGTTTTATATCGGTCTGTCTTGATTTGTGGATCCATAATATTGAACATCATAGATCCTGTTTCACTCAGAGCATCATAACACGCCGTGAGTACAGGTTGGTAGAATTTCTTCCACCAATTATCATATTCAGGATATCTACACCATGATTGCTTCCAATCATCTCCACCTTCGTCATATAGTTCTGTTGCAAAGTATGGAGGAGAGGTAAAGATACAATCAAATTTATTTTCTCGAATAACATCAAGTATATCCTCGGCAGGTGCATTGTAGCACACTATCCTTTTACCCGACCTACCAATACACTCAAATGCCTCATATAGATGACCATTTACTTCCTTTTGGAAGATTTTGATGGTTGGGGATTCTCCACTAATAAGAAGTTCATACTCTACACACTGCTTCTTATACACCTCATATACACTAGGATTTGGGTCTGTTCCCATATAGAACATTGCCGAAGATGCATAGAATCCTACAAGACGATCTCCCCAACCCATACTTATATCAAGTACAGATCTGTTTTTTGGAGTACTTCTGCCCATGACCAAGTTGAAAATTGTCTTTGCCACATGGGGTTTAAATTGAGTCGCAACATAGGATCCTAGACGGAAGGATCCTCGAATTTTATCTTGATTAATTCCACGATCATCGAGTCTCCAAAAGGTCCAATTCATTTTAGTCAACAGTTCCGTACTGTACCAAATTTCATTTGGAGATTTAAAGCTATGAGATCCACAATCATATCTGTTTCTCTGTTGGTAGAAGTTGCTGACATCATTGAAGTAATGACCAAATGAAATTACAAATTTACCATGCTTGCTATATGGATACTTGTAGTCCTTGTACTTCTCGACTACTTCTCCTGAGTCTTCCATAATAAAATCATGAATATCTGCATTTCGAAGTTCAATGAACTTCTTTACAACAGTTTCCTTTGAGATCTTTCTGAATGGAAATAGCACATTGTGCTTGCTAACATATTCAGCAAAACCTTCTTTGATTTCTTCCTTTGAATAGGTTTCGTTGAGTGACTTCCACTCATCTCCGCCAATAATTGGGATTCCATCCTTGTCTTTTGTTTTGTTGAGAATTTCTGCGATTAAATCAATATTTGTTTTTACATTCATGATATACCAGTTGACCCAAACCCACCAGACCTGTCAGATTTCCTGATAGGTCTCGTATCCGTATAGTTTATAATTGCTCTAGTATTGTACACTAGTTCTGCCTGTGCTATTCTGTCACCATTATATATTCTGATTTTCTCTTGTGAGTTGTTATACAACGGAACGAAGATTTCTTCAACATAATCACAATCAACAATGCCTACGCAGTTAATTAGATTCAATCCTTGTTTTGTCGAAAGACCTGATCGTGCATATACTCGCACAGAGGCACTTTCAGGAATATCAAATATCAACCCCGTTGGAATCAATACTCTCCACTCGGAGGGAATCTCTATAAAATCTCTACCACCTGACTCCTGTGCAACCAAGAGTTCTAATTGTTTATTTGTTTTGGTGTATGCCTTTACTGAAGACTGAAAGGATAAATATGCCGACAAATCAAAACATGCCGCCATTGAGGAACCATACGCAGGACTAGGAACATCTTCATTGAGTTTAAATATCTTAAGTTCCATAGTGGTGAGTATATCAGAATCCTACCCAAATAGCAACTAGGTATTAAATAATAATATTATTAACTGTTGGGGCAGTTGTGGTGATCACTGCCGTTGTCTGATTCGTCACTATGACGTTTGTCGTATTGTTGGGAGATATCGTTATATCTGACTCGGTTACTTTGGTGACTATAATATCACATGATACGTTTGTGACAGTAATAACTGTTGATGGTAATTGCGTTGCCATTTATTACCTCGTAACTTCTCTAGAAACCTCAAAAGTTCCTTCTATTAATCGTTGAACTTCCCCAAGAGTATTGGTTAATTCTAGATCATAGAAGTGCTTTCCTGTTGGAGCATATTTCATTGTTGTGGCATCTATCTTCAATAAGATTCCACCTGTTGCTGCTACTACACTTCCCGCCAAGGATGTGTTGAAGCTAATACCACCACTTCCTGCAATACCAAATCCACTTAGGAATTCACCAGTTGTTCCACCACCAGTAATACCAACACCCGTTAAATGTAATAAAATTCCTGTATCATTTGTGGATCTACGAACCTGCATTGCTCCACTAAATCCTGCAAGATTAATACCAGTTCCACCATTATAATTATATTGCAAATGTAGTTTGAATGAACTACCTTGTTCTGCGTAAATGTCGTAACGTGATGCTGGCATTGGATTCTCCTACTGTATGTAGCATGGTTTATGAGGCAGATTGCTGTCCCGCAACATTACAAACAACAATATATTCCTTTAGATGAAAACAAGTGCGCTATTCGTTTTTCCCCATTCGCCTGTATTTATACTGTAAAGTTAGCCCAATCTTCACCAAGCGTTGCAGCATCTGCGAATGCAATCTTGTCTTCGGTTGTTGCGTTTTCCACGATGTGGGTTAACATAAGACATTGTTGAAGGTGGCGCACATTGCGATCCACAGTGTCATGTATTTCGTCATTGTGTTGGTCTGCTGCAACGATCTGTGCGATAAGACTAACTGAGTCATAGGACGCAGAGATGTCCTGTGCGATTTCCTCTGGGGATTTTGGTTCTGTATTCATATTTTTTTTATCCTTTCTTGTGTGTTCCTAATATTTAACTTTTACGACAAATCACAAAGAATTCATTACGATCTAATTCTAAGTTCTCAATAATCTCAAACTGAGTAATACCAATACTGTTCAACATAGTGGTAATTTCTTCTCTACTGAAATAGACAAAATAGTCCTTTATGCGACTAGATTTATATCTCTGCCCCACAGAGTCTTTAAATACCGTAAACAACAATATAGAATTACAAATGGCATTAGACTGCTGCAACAAAGATTTTAGTAGTTCTTTATTCTGAGTTGTGTTCCCACCAATATTATATGTAACGGTTCCAAACAAACACACTAGATCATAATTTTTATTTGTTGGTATAGATTGATAATGTGGACAGTCACATTCAACCAATGACTCTACTCTAATATCTACTGCTTCATATGATGCGGCGACACCTTTGTTTTCTAACCATGTTTTAAGAAAGCATGGACCAGATCCTACATCTAGAACAGAACCAAAAGTATATCCATTGAGTACACTAAATCGTTTTTCTGTCCAATTGTCGTATCCATTATCGTTTGCATTTTTGTAATAATCATGAATAGAATATGCAAATGTATTACTCATTGTTTATCCTATAAAATAGGTATTGGTATCAATGCATATTGCTTCCATTAACCAAGTGCCTAAACCATTACTACTACCCTCTCCATAAATATTTCCAGTAGTAGTAAAGTAAACCGGTCCATTACCTACATTTAAGAATTTTGCTCTCCATCCAATAGGTAATCCGTCTAATGTTACGGTAACCGAACCTTTACCACTATAGTTAATATAAAATACTGTGCCATCTTCAGCAGCAGTTGGACTAAAATCCGCAGTTTTCTGAGCAGATATTGCTGCTGATGTGTGTCTAGCCATTCTAGTAGAAGTTATTGGTGCTGAGAATGTTGCACCTGCAGCACTCAATCCACTTGGTAGATTCAATACACCGTAAATAGTCGCAGCACTTTGCAGGGTAGCACCAATCACAGCAGTATTTGATCCAAGTCCTATTGCATTAACACCGATGACTATTTCGTTTGTTTGTGCAAGAGTGCTTCCTCTTGCTTGATATCCAATATAGATTCCATTAGATCCTGTTGTATTATTGTCGGTTCCAGTTCCTCTGTATCGTCCGGCATCACTACCCACACCAGTATTATTCGAACCAGTTGTATTTTGTCGTAATGCATTAGTGCCTATTCCTGTATTATTTGATCCCGTGGTATCTGAGAAAAGAGATTGATATCCCATACCAACATTGTTTGCACCACTACTATTTGATTTTAAGGATTGATATCCTACGGCGACATTTTGAGACCCTTCAATAAATACGGAACCTAGACTTTCTGTACCAATTCCTATATTAAGAGATCCGATTCCTTGTAAGTATGCCATAGAAGCATTTCCGATTGCAATATTATCACTTCGGGAGCTGGCATAGTACAATGCACTATTTCCGATTGCAACATTTCTTGAGCCACTACTATTCGTTTTGAGTGCATCCGTTCCAAGCGCAGTATTTTCTGTGCCACTAGTGTTGACGATTAGTGCTCTCAATCCCACGGCGACATTTGTGTTACTGTCGCCACCACCACGACCAACCGTCATAGAATTTACCGTGATATCTTTAGAGAAAGTTGCTGTTGCTCCACTAATCAATCCATTGAATGTCGCACCCGCAGCACTCAATCCACTTGGTAGATTCAATCTTCCATAAATAGTAGCAGCACTTTGTGCTGTAGCACCAATGACAGCAGTATTTGATCCAAGTCCTAGTGCATTAACACCAATCACTATTTCATTTGTTTGTGCAAGAGTACTTCCTCTTGCTTGATATCCAATATAAATTCCACCTTGTCCTGTTGAATTAGCGTCTGTTGCAGTTCCTCTATATCGTCCTGCATCCCGTCCCAAAGCAACATTAGTGCTTCCTGTGGTATTTGCGCCAAGAGCATCCCGTCCCAAAGCAACATTAGTGCTTCCTGTTGTATTTGCTCCAAGAGCATTTGTTCCCAAAACAACATTAGTGCTTCCTGTTGTATTTGCTCCAAGAGCATTTGTTCCCACGCCGAGATTGTCGGTTCCTGTTGTATTTGCGTCGAGAGCATTTGATCCCACGCCGATATTATCAGTTCCTGTGGTGTTTGCGTAGAGAGCATTTGGTCCCACGGCAACATTATTGCTGCCTGTGCCGTTTGCAGCAAGAGCACTTCCTCCCAAAGCAACATTAGCACTTCCTGAGATGTTTGTAGCAAGAGCACCTATTCCCAAAGCAACATTAGTGCTTCCTGTTGTATTTGCGACAAGAGCATTTGATCCCAAAGCGAAATTGAAGTTTCCTGATGTGTTTGCGAGAAGAGCATTTGATCCCACGGCGACATTGAAGATTCCTGTGGTATTTGCGAGAAGAGCATTTGATCCCACGGCGACATTGAATATACTCCCACCACCACCGACACCAACAGTAAGTGAGTTCACACGAATATCTGATGCGAATGTCACACCACTACTCGCAGAAATACCCGCAGAGAATGATTGAAGTGCTGTGAATACATTTGCTCCACCTGCCGTGATACCGCCACCCGATGAAGCGATGGTTAATGTCAAACCACTCTGAGTGATCGTGATATTTGATCCTGCTGTGATACCAACTGCACCTGTGATTCCATTCACAGATGTTACAAGTGCATTTGGATCAACGAGAGTAACAACGCCACCAACGGCATTTCCAACAAATAATTTTTTGTCGATTACATTTACCGCCATCTCACCCGCAGAAAGACCAGCAGGAACAGATGCGGTTGTAAAGGAATTCTTTAATAAAACTTTTGCCATGTGTTATACTGCTACTTTTTGTTTTTTAACTTTACTTTCCGTAATAGTTTTCTTCAATTCAGAATTCTCAACTTCAAGAGCAGAGTATTTAATGGTTAGTTCTTTGTTTT